CCAAGAATAACTAAGGCTGGTAAAAAAATGGCATCTTTAACTCTTGCAGATACTTCAAGAGATTTACATTCAGTAACCGTATTTCCAACATCTTTTGCTAAAGCATATATGCATATTAAAGAAGGAAATACCTATAAGTTTGTTTTTGGAGAAACTAAAGATGGTACAGTTATATTAGAAGACGTATTGATTTAAAATAAGGAGAATAAAATAATGACAATGTCTACAGAAGATGTATTAGCACAATTAGATCCAAGGATTAGAAAAAATTTATCTACAGGAGAGGGAATACGTGTAGAGTATCAGCCTACCCCAAGCCATGGTCTAAACAGAGCCCTTAATGGTGGTTTGCCGTATGGTCGTCAAGTTTTAATTTGGGGAAGCAAATCAAGTGCTAAATCATCTTTATGTTTGCAGACTGTTGCACTAGAACAACAAGAAGGAAGAGTTTGTGCTTGGATCGATGCAGAGATGTCATATTCTGAAGATTGGGCAAAAAAATTAGGAGTAGATACTTCTAAATTAATTTATTCTCAGGCCAGAACAATTAATGAAATGGTTGATGTAGGAACAAATTTAATTAATGCAGGAGTAGACCTTGTTGTTGTTGATTCAATTACATCATTGCTTCCAGCAATTTATTTTGAAAAAGATTCTGATGAATTAAAACAATTAGAAAATACAAAACAAATTGGCGCAGAATCAAGAGATTTTAGCAATGCATGGAAGATGATTAACTATGCTAATAATAAAATCAAACCAACATTATTTATTTTAATATCTCAATCAAGAAATAATATTAATGCCATGTATACAAGCCAACAACCTTCTGGTGGCCAAGCAACTAAATTTTATTCCTCAACAGTAATTAAATTATTTTCATCAGAATCGGATAATCAGGCTATAAAAGGAAAAATTCATGTTGGCGATAAATTAATTGAAGAAAAGATTGGAAGAAAGATTAGATGGGATTTACAATTTTCTAAAACTAGTCCAGGATTTCAATCTGGCGAATATGATTTTTATTTTAGGGGCGATAATGTAGGAATTGATACTGTGGCTGATCTTGTTGATACTGCAGAACTTATGGGGATAGTATCAAGAACTGGCGCCTGGTATTTACTACCAGACGGGTCTAAGGTTCAGGGAAGAGAAGGCTTTATTGATAAAGTAAGGGGCGATAAAGAACTATTTGCTCAGATTTTAGAGAAGGTAAAAATTTTTGGATAAAAAATATTCTGTATATCCAGGAAAATTTCCTTGTCATACATGCAAAGAAGAAGTTTTAACTATGAGGGTTTGGCTAGAAACAACAGATTGTACTTGGATGTGTAGCAACAAGCATTTATCAAAAGCAACATTAGTTAAGCAAACTAGTTATACAAAAAGGGGTAAGGTATAATATAAATATGAATAATTTTCCAGATTTTACATACTTACCTGAGTATAAAGCATTAAGAGATCAACATCCGTCCGTTATTAATCAAGACTTTGTTCCACAAATAATTGATAATGTTTTAACTAAAAATCAAATTAATAGGCTTTATGATTTAATAGATAACTATCCTTTTGAGAAAATAAGAGTGCAAAAGTGGGGCGGACAAGGATGCTACGATGGTTTAGTTATACCAATAGATATACAAGAAAAAATTTTAGGTGAGGCAAATAAAGTATCAGGTGAGCCAGTTGAAATTGCCCATATGTCTTTAGTTAGATATTCACCAAGTTACGGATATGAAGTTAAACTATTCCCTCATTATGATACTAGACCTTCAGAAATGTTTGTTTTTGATCTTCAATTAAAGACTAATGAAGAGTGGGGGGTTATAGTAGAAGGTAAAAAGTTTAATTTAATAGATAATCAGGCCTTATTTTTTTCAGGAACGCAGCAGTTACATTGGAGAGAAAATAAAAAAATATCTCCTAATGCTCAAATTGATATGTTGTTTGTTTGGCTAACACATAAAAATAAAAGATTTTTAAATGAAGATCATAATCAAATTATGAAATCTAGAGAAAATTTATTATTAAGTGAAACAAAAATATCAAATTTAGAGCAGCCATATAGTTATACAAACAATAATACTTTAACTCAAAATATAATTTATAAAGAAGTTTTCACCGAAAAAGAAATGAATGAATTATATAGTGTAATAAATTTAGATCAAATTGAAAGAACTACGATTGTTCCAATTTATGCACAAAAGGCTTGGTTTGTAGATTTGCCAGAAGCAATAAAAAATAAAGTTAAAGATATAGCAGAACAAATATATAATTTAGATTTAGAGTTAGAAGAAATTTCTTTTGCAAGATATTCTAAAGAATATGGAAATTTACCAAACCTTACTCCGCATTTTGATAATACTTTTTTAGAACAAAGATTAACTATTGATGTTCAATTAAAATCAAATATTAACTGGGCAATTATAGTTGAAGATAATAGTTTTACTTTAAAAAATAATGAAGCATTAACTTTTTCTGGAACTCATCAAATTCATTGGAGAGAATATAAAAAATTTAATCCTGATGACTACATTGAAATGTTGTTTTGTCATTTTTCATTAAAAAATAAAAAAAGAATTACTATAGAAGAAAAAGTACAAATAGAAGGAAAAATGTCATTATATTCAAATACATTTGCAACTAGCCTAATGAAAAAGATACAAAGCCATGAGTGAAAAAAATGAAATTAAAAAAATTAATGCTAAAGCACATAAAAACTCTGGAAGAGGAAATAAAAAAGGAGATGCCACATGGAAAAACTTTACAGTAGATTTTAAAGAAGTAGAAAAATCTTTTACTATAAATAAAACTGTATGGGCTAAAGCAGTAACAGATGCAATTAAAAATAATAATGACCCAATGATTATTACGGTTTTAGGTAAAGATAGTGTCAAAACAAGATTGGCAATAATTGAGTTTAGTTTATTAGAAGATATTATGGATGGGGTATAATAATAATATGGAAACTAAAAGTAATATTTTTAAAGATTTTTTTACTAAGCAAGAAGAGTCTTTATTAAGAAATTTAGTAGAAGCAAATAGAATGCTTGAGCCAAACTCTAGCAGATTTGCTCCTATGATTATTAAATCTATGTCTAGACAGCAAATAGAGTTTGTAGTGCCAGAAGATATTAAAGAAAAATTATTAAATTTAGCAAAACAATTTGTTGATGATCCAGATTTGGAATTAACCCATTATCAATATTTAGATTATTATGGCAAATATGGAGAGGGGCAGTCTCCAAATCTCCCACCACACCTAGATACAGAAAATTATTACACTAAGGTTAGTATTGATTATCAGATGTCTAGCAACATAGACTGGGCTATAGTAGTTGAAGATGAAAAGTTTATATTAAAAGATAATGAAGTTTTAGTTTTTGAGGCTTCAGAAAGAATACATTGGAGAGATCCAATTATTTTAAAAGAAAATGATAGATGTGAAGTAATTGTATTTCATTTTTCTAATAAATTTGATCATCAGCCATATGCTGAAAAACAAATGAATAAAGAAGAAAGAAATATTATTATAGAAAAACATAATAATATACCAAGAATGAAAATATATAGAGAGAAATTTTTTAAAGAATTAGAGGAGATTGAAAGGAAAAATGGTGGAGCCAGAAAAGACAACGCTTGAGTCTATTAATGGTTTAGCAGAAATTGCTGAATACATGGATGACAAAGAATTAACAACATCCTTAGAGATGATTGCTAAATTAATTTTAAAACCAGATATACCAATTGCGGTTGCAACTATTGAAATAGTAAGGCTTCAGGCAATTGCAGCCAAACTTTCTTTAAAGGCAACTTGGATGGCAAATGTAGATAAAAATAACAGAGCAAAAAAGAATATATATTACACTGCAGCCGAGTCAGTCAACAGCCTTGTATCTGCACTTAAATATATTACAAGATGAAAACTGATATACTATAAACTAACGAAAAGAGAATCATGACTAAAAATTTACTACAGCAAATTATGATAAAAACAGATAGCACGCCTAAACCAGCCTTTGACGTTTCTGGAATTGCAGAAAAAATTAATAGTGGATATATTGCTAATCAGGATCCAAAATTTATGACCAAGAAAACTTTTGCGCCATCAACACTAACGTATAGTGACGGCAATGGTGTATGTCCAAGATACTGGTACCTTGCATTTGAGGGTGCAATTTTTGAAAGTTATAGCACTCCATACGACATTGCAAATATGAGCAGTGGCGTTTTGTCTCATAGTAGAATTGAAAAGGCTCTAATTGATTCTGGAATTGCTAGAGTATATAAAAAAGAAAATATAAAAACCAAAGAGTTAGAAGATACTACAGAATTTAAAGTAATTAGTTCTAATCCTCCTATTTTTGGATATGGGGATTGCATGTTGGTCTGGAATGACGAAGACATTGTTGGAGAAATAAAAACTCAAAATAATGAGGCCTTTGAATATAGAAAAAGAGCAGGAAAGCCTAAAAAGGATCACGTAGCACAAACTTTAATTTATATGAAGGTCTTGGGCAGATCAAAAGGTATTATTATTTATGAAAATAAAAATAATCATGAATTATTATTATTTCCAATTGAAGTTAATGATCAATATAGAAATTATATTGATAATACGTTTAGTTGGATGAATGAAGTTTTTGCTGCTTGGAAAAATAAACAACTACCAATAAAAAACTATAGAAGTAATTCTAAAAAGTGTAAAACTTGCCCAGTTAGAAAGGCATGCGACGAGGCTGGAGATGGGGTAATTAAAATAAAATCTCTAGAGGAATTAAGTGAAACAATGTAGTTGGTGCAATCAGGCTTTTAAGCCCAATGTAAGTTATCAAGTATACTGCAGTGTTAACTGCAGAGAAAGTGCTACTAAAGAAAAAATTTTTTCTAGATATAGCATTACAAAAAGACAAAAACGAAAACTTAAGCCTAAAAAATGCTCTGGGGGATGTGGAATAACCCTATCCATTTATAATGATGATAGCCTATGCAATGCTTGTAAAATAAATAATAAAGATGTAGCAAAGACATTAAAGAAAATAAAAGGAATGATACGTGATAGCAAAAATAGTAAATCTTAATTCAATATCAAAACAAAAGGTTTGTGCAGTAGACGCTAGCACCAATAGCATTGCTTTTTCTATTTTTAATAATAAGAAGTTAGAGTCTTGTGGAAAATTAAATTTTAATGGTGGAACTGTTTATGAAAAAATAGGAGATGCTTATGCAAAAACAAGAGCCCTATTTGATTCATACTCTATAGATGCTGTTGTTATTGAGCATACTGTTTTTATGAATAGCCCTAAAACTGTTTCTGACTTAGCCCTAGTTCAGGGAGGAATTTTGGCAGCATTTTGGGAGTGTGGAGTAAAAGAAATTGGGTCAGTTTCTCCAATTACTTGGCAAAACTATATAGGGAACAAACGTTTTACAAAAGAAGAAAAAATAAAAATGAGACAAGAAACCCCAAACAAATCTGAATCTTGGTATAAAACTCAAGAAAGAGAAGTTAGAAAAGAAAAAACTATTAATTTTATTAATTTAGAGTATGATAAAAATATTGTAGATAATGATGTTGCCGATTCCTGTGGTATTGGGCATTGGGCTATTAATAACTGGGCAAAGTTGACAAAATAGTATATGACTGCTAAACTATATACAAGTGAGACTTGGCTTCGTAAACGTTATGTAATAGATAAAAAGTCTCCACAGGATATTGCTAAGGAGTGTGGAACTAGTGTTGAAACTATTTACGTCTATCTTGCAAAATTTGGATTAAGGAAATCAAAAAGATGAAACTAGGGCCAGTTTATAAAGATGTAAAAAGTTTTAAATGTGACGACTTATATCTTCATTCTATCACTGCTCCATCTGGTAAACAAATTTGGTCAACCTGTCATGGAATTGCACAAATGCTTATTGATAAAAATATTTCATACGGAGATTCAGCATTAAATCCAGTACGAATTTTTAGTAAAGCAAACCCAATAGAACAGTTGCATGTAAGAATAGACGATAAGTTAAGTCGTTTAATGAAAGGGACCGATTACATTGGAGATAATGACATTGATGATTTAATTGGCTATTTGGTTTTACTAAAGGTGGCAAAGGAAAAAAATGTCAACTGAACAAGAATTAGTAGAGCACTTAGATCAAGTTAATAAAGTTGTTGAAGAGTATCTTAAAGGAAACGATCCAACAAAAATATCAAAAGATTTGGGAATGCAAAGAACCAGGGTGGTTGCATTAATTAATGAATGGAAAGTTATGGCATCTGCAAATGATGCTATTCGTGCACGGGCTAAAGAGGCACTGGCATCAATGGATGCCCACTATGGTAAATTAATCACAAAGGCATATGAGGTTATTGATGAAGCAACCTTAACCAATAATCTTTCTGCAAAAACTCAAGGAATAAAACTGGTTGTTGATATTGAAAAATCTAGAATAGAAATGTTACAAAAGGCTGGCTTGTTAGAAAATAAAGAGTTGGCAGAAGAAATGGTAGAAATTGAAAGACGTCAAGAAATATTAGTAGAAATATTAAGAGACATTGCTAGTGAACATCCAGAAGTACGAGATAAGATTATGAGAAGGCTAGCAGATGTCGCCAAAGAAAATGAGGTTATAACAATTGTCCACGATGTTCAATGACTTTATTGAAGTATTAAAAGACAATGTTTTTGAAGAAAACCCTGTTGACGTTAAAACATTTGTTGAGTCAGAAAAATTTTTAAATCAGCCTCCACTATCAGAAATACAATATAGCATTGTAGAAGCAATGAGTCAGATTTATTATAAAAAAGATTTAGAAGATTTAATGGGGACTAATTCTGGAAGTGCACATTATGATAAATACACTAAAAACGAAATTATTCTTCAACTTGGAAAGGGTAGCGGTAAAGATTTTACATCTACAGTAGGATGTGCATATCTAGTATACAAACTCCTATGCTTAAAAGATCCATCGAGATATTTTGGTAAGCCATCTGGAGATGCAATAGATATTATTAACGTGGCTATAAATGCCCAACAAGCAAAAAATGTTTTTTTTAAAGGTTTTAAAACCAAGATAGAGAACTCTCCTTGGTTTGCTGGTAAGTTTTATGCTAAAGCAGATAGCATAGAATTTAATAAATCAATTACAGTTTATTCTGGACATTCAGAAAGAGAATCTCATGAAGGTTTAAATTTAATTTTAGCAGTGTTAGATGAAATTTCTGGTTTTGCATCAGAAGTAGGAACTGGGAATGAACAAGGAAAAACTGCAGAAAATATTTATAAAGCATTTCGTGGTTCGGTAGATTCTCGTTTTCCAGACTTAGGGAAAGTTGCTCTACTTTCTTTTCCAAGATACGTTGGAGACTTTATATCAAAAAGATATGATGATGTTATAGCAGAGAAAGAAACCATTCAAAAACATCATAAGTTTATTATTAACCCAACACTTCCAGAAGATAGTCCAGATAATACATTTGAAATATCTTGGGATGAAGATCATATTTTATCTTATAAGTTTCCAGGGGTTCTTGCATTAAAAAAACCAACCTGGGATGTTAATCCAACTAGAAGCATAGAAGATTTTAAACTATCCTTTTTTACAGATTTGGGTGATGCAATGATGCGGTTTGCTTGTAAGCCAACTTATTCATCTGATGCATTCTTTAAACAAAGAGAAAAACTAGAATTATGCATGTCTTTAAGAAATCCACTAGATAGTTCAAAAAGGTTTGATGCTTCATTTAAGCCAGATCCAGAAAAAACATATTATGTTCATGCTGACCTTGCACAAAAACATGACAAGTGTGCGGTAGCAATAGCACATGTAGATAAGTGGGTTAGTGTGCAGGTATTAAAAGACTATGAGCAGGTTGCTCCAATCGTAATTGTAGATGCAGTTGCTTGGTGGGAACCCAAGATAGAAGGTCCAGTAAATCTAAGTGATGTTAAAAATTGGATTATTAATTTAAGAAGGCAGGGGTTTAATATTGGATTGGTTTCTTTTGATAGATGGCAATCTTTTGATATTCAAAATGAATTAAAATCTGTTGGTATCAAAACAGAAACTATTTCTGTTGGTAAAAAACATTATGAAGATTTGGCCATGCTTGTGTATGAAGAGAGGGTTGCAATGCCAATGATTCCTCTTCTATTGGAAGAGATGGGAGAACTTAAGATTATTAATGATAAAAAAGTTGATCACCCACGTAAAAAATCTAAAGACCTTGCTGATGCCGTATGTGGGGCGGTATTTGGAGCAATTAGTTTTACCTCTAAAAATATTGAGCAAGAAATAGAGGTACACACGTTTAAAGATAGGCCCAAGCAAGTTGACAGCCATTCTGACAACGTGATACAATATAAGCCTATACCAGATGATGTAAAAGACTATCTGGATAGATTTAATCTAATATAAAAGAAAATAGGAGAAAAATGAATTCATTAAAAAAGATCGCACTTGTTACCGCTGCAGCGTTGGCAAGCACATTCTTTGTTGCAGTTCCGCAGGCTCAAGCAGCAGTAACTAACGGGTATGTATTATCTGATAGCCTTGCTAACGGTGCTCGTGGCGTAACAGTATTAGCAGACACAACTAAAGCAGAGGCTGGAGTAAATGCAGTTGTTGCATTAACTACTTCTGAGTCTCTTGCTGCAACAGCAGATGACAACGTATCGTTAGAAATCTCTGGACCTGCTACATTTACTGATTACACAGCAGCAGGATCAAACCCTACAGGGGTTACACTTACCAATTTAGGTAAATTATTTACATTTACAGCAACAACTTCAACAGCAGTTGTATTGCCTACGAATGTTAAGTTAACTGTTAACGGTGCAGGCACTGTAACAG